TCATGCCAACCGAAAACACCTATCAAAGCATACCTTCTTTACGAAAGATCGAGATCGAATACCTTGCTTGGCAAATCACAAGGATGCAAGCAGGTATCCGGGAATTTATCGGGCAAAAGGAAGCGCACCTCCGTTTCGGGAGGCAGAACGTGGAAAGATGGGTCTCGGAAGGTAGGCTACAACGTTACAAGCGACCGGGCAAAATCGAGTACAGGCTGGAAAACCTGTATAAGTGCGCCCTAGATCCATACGACTATTAAATGAATCATTAACATAGCAAGGCACCTTGGCAAGGCGTTGCAAAAGGAAGTTTACGATACCCATCCAACTCGCTATTTCACGGACGGTAAACCGCATTGCTAATAAATCATTGACGTATGAAAACAGATTACTGGAAACTCGCCCAAGCGGTGAGGTGGGGATTTTACATCCTTTTCGGAACGCTCGCCATACTTGGAATCGTGGCTATTTGCCTAGGACATTTCCTGCATATCATCACGACGTCCGGATGTGCGGCAATGGCTTACATGATAGCTAAACATTGGTAACTAACATTTAAAAACATAACATCATGTCGAATCTAATTCAGATCAAAGTAGCTGAGTTGAATCAGCTAAACCCGCTCATGATAGCGGAAGATAACAGGGTAGAACAAAAGTTCATCCAAATGTATAACGCGATCTGGGGTACCGCCCAAGGAGCGCAAATCTACGAGAAAGAGAAATTCAACTTCCGGAAGATCTTACAAGACAAGCCGGAACTGCAAAGATGCACACCGTTATCCCTCTATGGATGCTTTTTGGATATAGCGGTCAACGGCCTGTCACTTGACCCGACAGGACGACCGCACTGTTATATTCTTCCCCGTAGCACGAAGACCGGCTATAAGGATAACAGCGGTAGCGATATCTACGAACTACGTGCTTATCTCTCCATCACCGGATATGGCGAGTTAGTCATGCGGCAACGTGCCGGACAAGTCCGTTACGTGGATAATCCCGTGGTTTGCTATGAGGGCGATACCTTCTCCCCCGGGTTGATCGACGGCGTAAAGACCGTGACCTACCAAGCGGCATGCCCCCGAAAGTCCAACAAGGTGATAGGTGGTTTCTTACGTATCGTACGCTCCGACGGTACCGTGGACTGGCACTGGATGATGGAAGGCGATATCAAGCGATTGGAAGCGTACAGCTTTAAGAACAACCAGAGATGGAACCCGCAAACCCGGCAGAAAGAAGGGAAGGCCAATGCCCTTTATACCTCTAGCGAAGGAGGTATTGATCCGGGATTCTTGGAAAGCAAGCTTATCAAGCACGCTTTCGACGGATATCCCAAGGTACGCACGGGACAGTTCTCCTCATTCGAGACACAGGAGGAACCACAAGAGATCGACTACGGACTGGAAGAAACAACCGTTATCCAGCCCAATCAAGCCGGACAGCAACCGCAAGCCCTCCAGCCCCAATCGGAAAATCCTTTACAAGGATTCGGAGAGCAACCGCAAGCGGAACCGGTACCCGTATCTGGTATAACAGCCCAAATATCACAAGAAGATGAAGAAGCCGGATTTTAAGAGTTCAATATCAACATTCAAAATTTTATCGACATGGATACACAGAATAACAATTTACCTTTCAAGGCTAACGAGGTCATTAGCATCTTACAGACAGCCCCGGATATTCTCGCCCGCAATGAGGCGTCGGTCTCAGCTTGCACGAACGCAGGGAAAACCCTCTTGGACACGATTGAGGGAAATGGAGGTATCGGCACGGACGAGATCGACACTGCGGTACAAGAATACCTTGCGAAGTCAAAGAAGACCGTAGAGAACATGAACAACCGCCGGAAGCCGTTAACCCAAATGCTAACGGCCATATCCAAACGTTTCACGACACTAGAGGGTTCCATAGACGCCAAATCCAAGGGAACCATCCCTTATCTGCTACAGATGGAGCGTAACAAATACGCCGCCAAGAAGTTGGAAGAGCAAAAACGCCGTGAGGAAGAGGCCCGGCAAAGACAATTGGCGGAGAACGAGAAAGCCCAATACCGGGCCGACATAACGGTCTTGCTTGATACCACGTACGCCGCCTACGTCGAGAAGCATATCAACGCCTTGAACGGGATTTTCAATCGTGCCTCCCTAGCCACGTATGGGGACGTATGCCGGCAGATCACGCAAACAAGCACCGGTTTCTCATGGACGGATTTCGTGAAAAACGTCGTGGATAACAAACAGACATTCTATATGGACGGTGAGACCCGCAAAGCGATCAAGAACGAGATAGCCATCCTAAAGAAAAAAGAATATTCCGACCGATACGCTTTCGAGATCGAGGGACTGAAACAATCCTTGGTCGACCGCCTCCCATCCCTCCGGAAACAACTGGAGGAGCAAGAGGAAATTCGCAAGACCAACGCAATCGAGGCGGCACGGCTGGAGGAGGAGCGCAAACGGAAAGAGGCGGAAGAACGTCAAAAGGCCGAACTGGAACGCAAGCGCAAGGAAGAGGAGGCGAGAGCCAAGGCGGAGGCAGAGAAAGCCACCGCGGAAGTACAGGCAGCCTTCGATTTCAGCGCCGCCAGTATGTCTCCTACCCCTACCAAGGCAAAGATCAAGAAAAAGATCCAAGTCACCAATCCACAAGGATTCATGCAGGTATACCAGATGTGGTTCATGCGTGAGGGTATCAACATGAGCATGGAGGATCTTGAGAAGATCCATAAGAAGATGATCTCCTATTGCGAGAAAATAGCCAATAAGGACGGTGAGCGAATCCAGTCCGCATTCGTGAAATATGTCGATGATGTAACGGCCAAGTGATATGAGAAAACTATATCTGTCCTCATGGATAAACTTCGGGAAATACAGGCGTACACCGAGTAATCTAAAAAAAATCCTCGATACGGAAGAGGGCCGCAAATGGTTCCGGTGGCTGATGGATAACACTTACGATTTTGAATTTGACTTCGCAGTCATTGAATACTTAAAACTCAAGGAAGAAGATGCAAGATACGTATTACCAACGGTCTGAGGTCAGCAACTCAGACCTGACAGAACTAAAGAACCTCCTCTATCCCCGTACGCAATACGGGGATAAGGAGAAGGCGTTCAAATTCGGGAGTCTGGTGGATGCGATGCTGACAGAACCCGAACGGGTAAGATATGACAAACATACGGTAGATGACGTATTGTATTCCGGGGAAGATTGGGAACTGGCACAAGCCATGATCAAGTCACTCCGTATGGAAGCCCGACACGATCCCTTATTGGCGCAAGTGCTTGCTAAAGCGGAGACGCAACGGTTCATGGTAAACAAGGGGCAACGTTTCCAATACGGTAACTTTGAATATACGCTCGACACTCGTTGCAAATGGGACTGGTGGCTTCCCACATTCGGATTCGGCGGAGACTTGAAAACTACCTTCGCCAGTTCCCAGAAACAGTTTGACGAGGCGATTGATTTCTTTGATTGGGATCGTTCCCGTGCCTGGTATATGGATATCGCCGGAAGCCGTCAAGATTTCATCTATGGTATCTCCAAGAAGAACCAAAAAGTGTTCAAGGCTTTCATCAGACGGAACGATCTGAGCTACCGGAAAGGGAAAGAGAAATACGAGGAACTAGCCTTCCGGTGGTGGATGCTAATAAGCTAATAGTATGAAGAGTCTAGTTTTAATCCTAATCGACTGGCTAAAGTGCAGGCTGGCAAAGAAATGCCCTATATGCGGAGCTTCCGTACTCGTAAAGAAATTACAGACGCATACGGGAGATACATTCAACGTATATCATTGCGGCAACTGTGGCAACGATTATATCTTAAAATAAAAATCATGAATCTCAATATCACACCGACAGACAAGATATCCAAGGAACTGGCCGCCATAGATGCCTTCCTGAATATCACAATGAGCGAAGACGTACAAGAAGCTGTCCTACGTGGAAACGACCTTGCCGTCTATATCGCCCGAACCGGGAAGCTGTTAGCGGACGCAAAATATCACCTGAACGGGAAAAAGAAATCGGAAGTATTCGACATATTACGGGAAACCGCTTCACGGGCCGGAGCGACCTCAAAGGCCATAAACGCTATCATCGACAGCCTGTGCAAGGATGAGCAATACCTAGTCGACTGGTGTGATAGATTGAACCGTACCGCGACCCACCAATTGGAATGGTGTCGCACGATAATTAGCAAGGCGAAAGCTGAAATGGCCTTAGCGCCTCAGAGTTATAACAATCCTAAATTTTAAAAGAACATGGAAGAATTAGTAAAAGAGCAACCCGTGTACGAGATCCAGAAAGTGAAGATCAAGAACAACCAGCTCACGGCGGAGTATACGGAAAAGTTCGTGGAAGCGAACTACAAGAACAACATCCTAAAGGAATCGGAGCAGTTTATCCACCCCGATCTACTGTACGCATTGAACCGGCTTAAGCCACACGTAGTGAAAATCTGTGAGATGCACGAGGCTACATTGGTCAATGTCGCCAATCCCTCCGACGATGACTTGAACGAGAAGCTAAAGAATATCATCGTCACCGGATACAGCAAAGGCGGTAATGATGAATCAGCCGGCGTATCAATCCAAGCGCAAAAACTCCTGAAAAGCGGGCAGATCCTTAACCTCTCCGTCCCGTTCACCAAATATGAGGACGAGTCCGGCGACGGGTACCTTTACGGAGCCGAGTTGAAAGAGGCTATCGGTAGATGTAGTTACGAGGTGGACGCTTACCTGTTCGAAGGTAAATATGGCATCAAGCAAGAATCCTTCGATTTCGATACCCCGGAGGAATCGGATATCACGGGCGAGAAGGAAGAGAAGCCAAAGAAACGGGGACGGAAGAAAAAAGAGCAGATCAAGGAGATCGCCGAGGAGGTGAAAGCCTTCGACGAGTTCGCCTAACTAATAATAAAAACAACCGTTATGCAAATCACTTTACAAAACACGGAAAAGGGACAATGCTACGCGGTAAGGTTTGACAGGTACCGCCAGCAGGTCGTTGACAAGCTAAAGACAGCCGTCAGCGTCCGCTGGTGGGACAAGTCTACCGGAGCGTGGATGATCCCGGCCAACAATAAGTGCAAGGCGGAGCTAGACCAGCTCACCTATTACGTGAGGCACTTCGAACCCGTCAACTGGGGAGGGAACGAGTCTAAGACCGACGAGGACATAGCCTATCAAATACCGGACATGCCCGAGTTGGACGAGGATCATGGCCTAAAGATACAACCTTACCCCTATCAACTGCAAGGAATCGCACGAGGCTTACAACTAAAACGGTTTATCAATGGGGACGACATGGGACTTGGCAAACAACAACCAGTCAGTAGTTACGTGGCTACTCCAAACAGTTTTAGGAGGATTGGAGAATTACAAATTGGGGACGAGATATTCGGCAGGGACGGAAATGTATATACCGTAAGTGGCGTGTACCCGCAAAAAGAACGCCGCGTGTTCAAAGTGACGTTCTCTGATGGCGTATCCTGTGAATGCGGCCCAGAGCATCTATGGTGTGTCCGGGATGCCAACCGTAGAAGAAAGGGGAAAGGATGGATCACCAAGACAACACAGGAGATCATGGATTCCGGCGTGACCTACAACCTAAAAGGTTTTGGCCATAACCATACAAGACGGAAATGGGAAATCCCAATGTGTGAACCTGTGAAGTACAAGGAGAGATTATACATCATTCATCCTTACATCATGGGGGTACTTTTGGGAGACGGCCACCTTTGCAATGGCAATGGGCGCCTGTCTTTCTCTACACCGGACATGGATACGGCTATTGCCGACAGGGTAAGAAAACTCTTACCTAGCGATATGCTGTTGGTACGGGACGATTACGCCACATGCCCGCGATACAACATCACAAAGAATCCGACAGTCCACGAAAATCGATTTTACCAAGAGATCAAACGACTCAAAGCTGACAAACCAAGTGTAGAGAAATTCATACCATACGAATACATGCACGGATCGGTAGAGCAACGCATCAACCTCTTACGCGGTTTGATGGATACGGATGGATCAGGAAAGAGAAACAGGATCACCTACAGCACCCTTTCCTATGGCATGGCGCGTGACATTGCCCTTTTGGTACGTTCCCTTGGAGGACAGGCGATCATACGCAGATACGATAGGCAAAACGAGGGTAAAGGCGTGGAATTTCAAGTAAACGTGAGGATCAAGGTTTGCCCATTCTATCTTGAACGGAAAGCCGCCGAATGGGACATCAAAAAAACAAACTATTGTTCACGGTATATCTCGTCTATCGAATATATTAGAGAGGAAGATTCCGTATGTATAAGCGTAACCGCTCCGGATCATTTGTATCTGACAAATAATTATATTGTAACGCACAATACACTTGAGAGTATCGCCACAATCAACAAGGCCGGCGCTTTCCCCTGTCTCGTTATCTGCCCCAATACGGTCAAGATCAACTGGCAACGTGAATGGCACAAGTTCACGGACAAGAAAGCCATGGTATTGACCGATTCGGTACGAACCTCATGGCCATTCTTCTGGCAAACGGGCATGAACCATGTGTTCATCGTGAACTACGAGAGCCTACGGAAGTATTTCGTACGCCGAATCAACAAATCGGAGAAATGGACGCTGAAAGACGTAGAGTTCCATAATACGATCAAGTTGTTCAAGAGCGTGATCATTGACGAATCCCATAAGGTAAAATCAACGGCTACCCAACAAAGCAAGTTTTGCAAAGGTATCACCGCCGGGAAAGAGTGGATCATCCTGTTGACCGGTACCCCTGTCGTAAACAAGCCCAACGACCTTATATGCCAACTCGCTATCATGGACCGGATGAACGATCTCGGAGGCTGGAAATATTTCACGAGCCGCTATTGCCCTGGGCCGCACGGGGCCTCGAACTTGAAAGAGCTCAATTTCATGCTCTGGAAGCATTGTTTCTTCCGGAGGGAAAAATCCAAGGTGCTGACTCAATTACCCGACAAGGTACGGCAGATCGTGACCTGCGAGATCACCAACCGCAAGGAATACCAAGACGCCGAGCGTGACTTGGTGGATTATCTGAGACGATACAAGGAGGCCGACGATGAGAAGGTACAAAAATCGCTGAAAGGCGAGGTCATGGTACGAATAGGCATATTGAAGGACATAACGGCCCGGGGTAAGTTGAGAGAGGTGATCGATTTCGTGAAGGATTTTCGGGAGAACGGAAAGAAGATCATCCTCTTCTGTAACCTGCATGAGATCGTAGACCGGCTCCTACAGGCGTTTCCCTCGGCGGTGTGTGTCACCGGACGGCAAGATATGCAACAAAAGCAAGCGGCCATAGACGCTTTCCAACGGAATCCCAAGACGGACGTCATCATCTGCTCCATCAAGGCCGCAGCGGCGGGTATCACGTTGACAGCGTCAAGCAATGTCGCTTTTATCGAGCTACCGTGGACATACGCAGATTGCGACCAAGCCGAGAGCCGGGCACATCGTATCGGCCAAAAGGACTCCGTGAATTGCTATTACCTGCTTGGCCGCAAGACCATCGACCAGAAGCTCTACAGGATCATCGAGGAGAAAAAACATATAAGCAACGCCGTGCTTGGCGCGGAGGACAATATACAAACAAACATCGTCGATATGATGGCCCGGATATTCGACGAGACCGAGGAGGAGGAATAACCATGGCAGAGGAACACATAGGAATCAACCGCTTGAAAGAACGGGAGGACGCTAATAAATATCCACGAAGGAAATGCGTAAGATGTATCCGTTATCCATGCTTCTCCGGACAAGGAATAGGTACGCACGCCATTAATCTCGCCGCTTATGGATGTAAGGATTATAAAAGTCAAACAAGATTAAAGAATATGTCGCACAATGTAAACAAAGGAGGTTCAGATGCTTAAAATATCATTGTTAATAATCGGAATGATCTCGCTAATATTCATTCTCACGTCTGGAATATCGATCCAGTTCAAGCCATTCCATATATCCCTAGCTTATCCATACTTTGGAACAGGGATGGTATTGATAGCCATTGGTTTCGCCTTGTGCTTCGGCTCGGCTTACTATCATGGAATATCAAATCATGAGTTTAAAGATGGTTTCAGTAAAGGATTCAACGCTGGTATTGAATACATTATCGATTGGGCTAAGAATAAAAAAGAAGGCTAAAGATAACATTTTTATAGCGAGAGATAAAGACTAACAAAGAGAATAAATAAAAAGGCAGCGCCTCACAGCGCCACCCCATTACAACCTGCGACAAATATATCAAATAAAGACAACTATGGCAAGTGAGGCATTGAATAAATATATTGAGAAACGTTACGACAGGTGGCTGGATTACGCTAAGTATCACTGCTCACTTGCCGGAATGAGTAGTGAAGCTATTGACGTATTGAACGAGGTAATGTGTATGCTACTTCAAAAGCCTCTGGAACACCTCTCCCGGCTTATGGAAGCCAAGCAAGGTAAATATACCGAACTTGACTGGTATATCCTGCAAATGATAAAGCTGAACGTTACCTCGGATACGTCTCCCTACCGGCATAAATACAAGCCTATCCCGGTAGATGAGAATGTGGATTGGCGAAGACTGAACATTATTGATGAGCCCGATGATAGTATTGACCGTACCGAGTATATCCGGGAACATATGCAGGATATCCGGGATATGGTCGATCAATTAGGCTTATCCGAAAAAGCCAAACGCATTTTTGCTTGGAAATTTTTTGCAGGAGAATCTTTTGCCGATTGGCCGGGACCGGAAAACAGGAAAGAGTTGTACGAAACCTACAAAAGTGTTTTCAATGCGGTGATGGATAAGAAGGATGGGAGGTTGCTATTGTGACGACGATGTCAAAATTTGTGCTATGCCGGACTTGATCTGGCATAGCATTTTAAAGACTAAAAAACAAAATCTCAAATCAACCCTACAGTAGAATTGGTAATTTTTATATTGCCATATATTTTCTGCTAATATCGACTGATTACAAATGGAAATTGTTCTACTCCAATAAATACTGGATGCTGTTTAACATCAGGTTTAAATATACTTAACGAAATAGGTATATACTTCATCACATCAACAATAGACAATACTGGATTATAATTTTCTCTATTTGAATACCAATTCATTGCGTATTCTAATAATTCGGTCGTAAATATATAATCTAAAGCCTCTTCATCTTCTGAACATGCAAAACAAACAACTAAACCAATATGACATTTTTTTATTTGTTCTATATATCTACGCCTTGACTCTTCTTTTGAAATTTTACATCTTACAACTCCACCATCTCTAAACTTAGGAATTTTATCTGTAAGATCAATGGTATAAACACCATTGGTCTTACATCGACAACTTTCTAATATTACCAATACCTTTTCTGAAATAGAAACAAATTGCCCCGGTTTTATAATCTCATTTTCTGATAATTGAAATAATTGATTATTGTCTTGCGTTGCACCATGACCAATATCTGTCTCTTATACACATCTGACGCTGCCGATACAATTACAGCAAAATCTACTCTTATTTCAACCATCATTTTTTTTAGCATATCAACAGAACATTTCTTTATTATCAATATCTCATTGTCTTCAAAAGCACCACCCGCAACACTTTTGAAATATTCGATATATTTTAATAAATAGTAACAGTCTAATTGATATTCATATGCTGTTTTTGAAAAACCTTTTATCAAAACAACTATTCTTCTAAAAGGAACTTGACTCATTACAAATAAAAATATAAATTTATAATAAACCATATTATATAAAATCTATCAACCTCAACATTCGGCGACAAACCAAATTGATCGACAAGACTTCTATTTCTTAGATTTTTTCCATTGTAACAAAGCTTGTGTCTTCTGAGATTCAGGTAAGGCAGCAACCATTTCCTGTAAATAAGGAAGAGCATTGCTATCCCGTTCTTTAAAATACTTATATGAGTTCTTTATCAACCACTCATTATGGAAATGATCCCGAAAGTCTCCAAGCAAGAAATTAGGATACAATTTCACGTTCGGGATGCTCCTTCCATCGGGATATGTATGAGTATAGGTTGGAAAATCGTTAGGCTCCAACTTCTTGACATTTCTTACCCAGCTCGCAAACATACGACCTTCCGATATGTCAGGAACCATACTATCCGGAAGCTGGTAGCCTCGATCCTCCAATGGAGCTATCAGATTATATACGATCTCATTGAATATGGAAAAATGCGTAGGTGGAATCTGGGTCCTATTCATCATATATCGCTGCAAATGGTATGGCAAGCTCTTTGCTTTCGGAATATTTCCATTCATCCATTCAAATACCCATTTGGAAACCAATACTGCAAATTTAGGAGAAGCCCATTGAGCTAAATTTATTGCAACTTGTGGATGTACCCAAGTGCCTTGTGCTTGAGGTATTCCACCTATAATTGTCTGTATTAGTTCCGTTATGGGAATTCCCACATCGGAACTAAGCTCTTTCAAAAAATCATCTGTACCTTTTAATCTTTTGTAATCAGCAAAATTTTTACCCGCCGCCTTACAAAGTGCAGTAGCATTCACATAGCCATCCAATAATCTTTGTTGCACCAGGCTATCGTCAACCTTTCTCTCTATAAGGGCCAATTCAAATTGAGTATCGTTCATTTTTGTTTTCTATTTTATGAATTAAGTTTTGCAAGGTAATAAATTTTATCCGAATTCTCATCAAAAAACAGCCATCCAAATAACAATAAACCATTACAGCTACCAAATACGATAAAAACCACCAACTCCAATATAGGGAGACAGACCATTTCTTCCTATGCCATACCCGGTTACCATGCCAACACCGAATCTTCGGTTTGCCGTTTTCGTAATTTGTTCCGTTTTTCGATATATCTCTATATAGTCGAGATTGGGCTTGTAACCGGATATGGACAGCCGGTAATCCTCCGTCCGGTATTCCTTCTGTGTTATCGGAACGGGGATATATACCGAATCCCTGACCGTATCGCCACCAAGTGTGATATAGACAGGGAACAACTCCGGTACAGTTTGGATCATCGTTTCATAAACCGGATAAGGGATGCTATCTCTTATTGTATCAATATGGATGAATGTATCGGTTTTACTAATAAGACCGGCCTCTGCATTCTTCATGTAACGACCTGTCAGGAAGCAAAGAATGCAGAGGATCAGAATCAATATGATATGCCAGGATTTCATAGCAGATTCCACCCCGTAATAACATCCGACATATCCGCTTCTCTCCCATTCTCAAAACGGCTCATCCCTGCCACGATCCGGATCATCTGTTCTCGGTCGTTGATGTTTATCGGATCGTCAGCCGGGATTCCAGCGTAGTCAGATACAAATTGAATATACTTTTCCGTATGGTTCTCTTTCGGTGGTGCCCATCTTCCTATCATCTTGCGGATCGTATCCAGCTTATAGTTCCGGTAATAGTTAGACAGGATCTTGAAGATCGCCCTATACCCGTATGCCATCGATTTAAATTGCTTGAACTCTCGATCATAGCTTGTCTTCTCGCCTTGGAAGACATCGCTATTCCTCCTGATGTTCCCGGGGTTGTTGTTTCTCAACCCTCTGGGCAGACTATTATTTCTCATTTTCCACTCCCCTTATTTATATAATCAACAACCGCTTTCGCTATCTCCTCCGGATCAGTCCGGTGCTTGGCGATCTCTCCGGCCAGCATCAACACTTGCTGGTAATCGCTTCTTACCTTGTCCTCGGCTTTCTCGAAGATGCTTTTTACCTCGATACAGCCCAGCCCTATCGCGCCGATCAATGTTATGACAGGGAAGATCGGGATATGATAGCCGTAGTAGCCATCAAGGTACCAAACACCTCCCATCTGCATGCAGTCAACTACAGTCAACGCTATGAGCAGGTTGTAATACCTCGCCAACTTGTCAACCGTCCGCTTGAAACCGTAGCTCGATCTCACCTCACCCCTTCGCTTTGCCTTCCTCACGCCGCTCCACAGATCAGCGCCTACGACCATGAACACCAGCATGTACAGCCCGAAGACTATCCACGCAACGATAAAAACTTCCTCAAATCCTTTCATCTCGTTTTCTTTTAATATATACGGGGGCTTTCATTTGCCCGCCCCCGATAAAGGCTTATAATATTTTCTATCTGTTCTCCAACTCTTCCACCCTCTTCTCAAGTGCCTTGACCTTGGCGTAAAGCTCCTTGATCCCGTTGATCCCAAATGCGGTCAACATCTGGATATAATCCACGCCGTAATAGGAATCCCCGTTATCCGGTGTTATGAGTTGTACCGCCTCCGGAAGAACCTCTCGGACGGCTTGCGCCGACACGCCGATGCGAGGAATCTTGTCCTCGTCCTCCTTCATCGTGTAGTAGAAGGCGGATATACCCTCCAGCTTATCCAACACGTTCGGGATATCGAAGAAGACGCTCTTCAGGCGGATGTCCGAGGAGGTCAAGCCTTGGTAATTGGTGATATACACATGGGCCGTGCTCGCGGCGTCCTTGTTGATATACAGGTTGGCTATATTCCCGGGACTGTTCCAGCCATAGATACCGTTGCCGTTATCGATCCGTACCCCCAAGAACGGGTATCTCCCGCCCGGGGCGTTAAACACGACCCCCGTGCCCTCCCTGTACAACACTTTCTCTACCCCCATGTCGTAAAAATAGGGACCGAATCCCTCGAAGAACACACCGCCCCACGAGCTACGGTTTCCGAACTTCCCGGCGAACTGCGTGGTCTTCCCGATAGTCAACATTTGCGGAAAGGTGATTTGTGTACGATCCGAGACGGACGTATCCACGGCCAGTGACCCGTTCGTGATGGTGAAGTTTCCGATCCTTGCCAAGTTCGCGAAGATCTCCTCCACGTCAATCTCCGAGGCAGCTATCTTCCGTGCCATCAGCAAATCGGTCGCCACGCTGGAGAAGTTCGCCCCGAAGGTGTCCCAATAGGCGGTATTGGTCGGATGTTTCCCCTTGAAGGTAGGCTCGTTATCATCCACCTTCGCCACATAATACGTGCGGGTGCCATCGCTATTCTTGATCGATACGATATCGGTAATCTTGGAGCTGGCGTTATAGGTAGCGCTTGAGTCGTAATCGCCACGGTAGGTGCAGCGGGGGCCACGATCGCCACGGGGACCGGGATCGCCGTCTTTCCCGTCCTCGCCATCCGTGCCGTCTATCCCGTCCTTTCCCGGTTTGCCTTCCTCTCCCTTGATCTTGGATACGCTCCACGCGCTCCATACTCCGTTTCTCTTGGTGCTGGTGGCCATCCAGACCGTGTCCGTGGACTGGGTGTCGCTCCATTGCTTGTTCGTATTAGGATGACCGTTCGGGGCTGACGGGCTCGCTACGGATGAGAACTCCACGTCGAAATCGGCCGTATCCGTCATCTGCCTCGGGGACATCCATGCCGTTTGCTGGGGTTCCTTCCCGTCCGACGAGAAGATCCGGGTGGAGGCCCACAGTATCGCCTCGCCGGACGGTATCCCGTCGCTCCATCCCTCCGTGGTCGGCAACGGGGAGGCGTACGAGCCGCCAACAGGGGTATCGGGCGTGGCGTTCGTGCGGATGAACACCGTGCTCTTGAAGCTGTTCGAGCCTTTCGATACCAATGGCTTCCAGAACCTCGTGTTCGTGGGATCGGTACCGGGCGTGGTCTGGGATATACACTTATACACGTTACCATCGTAAGATACCTTGTCGCCGGGGTAATAGACGGACTTATCGGAGTAAGCGCCCCGATCCACCTCCGGATAGTCGATCTCGCCGGAGGGCGATTGGTAGATACTGCCTTTCAACACGAGACCGTCTCGCTGGTCATATGAGAGGAAAGCGTTGTCATCGCCGATCCGGAACGCCTTGGAGAGCATGTCCCAGTATTGCGTGCCGTCCGTGTTGATGATCTTGTTCAGCCGCATCCAGCCCGGGCCGATCTCGCTGAAGCCGTAAAGCGTGGAGAAACTGCGCTGGCCGTCCACCTCTGTACTCAAGGCCCCGCAAAGGAGATTGTAATACGAGCCGTCATCCAAGTCCCTCGGCTCCTTGCTGAGAAGGAAAGAGCCGGACGATCCCGACTTGGCGCAGCGGGCGTACAGGTACATGGCCTCCGTGTCATCACCTAGATAGGGAGACGTATAAGCCGCCACGTTCCAATACCTGTACTCCGTCACCTTGTGGGAGGGGGCGAGCGAGTCTATCCCCAACGTCATGTGCTGCAAGATCCCGGAGGGGGTGGCAAGCGTACGTTTCCGCTGGTCATACGTGAAGGCGTGATCCACCTCGGTGACCGCCTGTCCGTCCTCCGTGGGAATACGGTTGACGAAACGGAACTGCAACGACTCATGTCCCACCAATACCGACATGGTGCGAAGCCACGACATCGCCTGCCCCTTGCCGTAATCCTTGAACGCTCTCTCCAGCATCCCCTGCATCTCCACCGCGTCACGCCAACGGCGAAGGGTGAACGATACGGCCTGCTTGTGTCGTGTCTCGTTCGTCACCTCCTCGCTCTCCAGCTTGCCCAGCTCATCGGACAGGAAACCGCCTACCGGCGTGTTGGATAGCTCAAGCTCCGGACTGTGGGGCCTATTAATGTGATCCCTCACCCCGGTGACCCGGATCAGGATACCGTCCGGCTGGAACTGGGGATCGCTGAAATCGACATAACCGCCGGGTACCAGCTTGGCGCCGATCGCCAACCAATTCTTCTTGGCCCATATGCCGTCCAGCTCTCCGCTGAATGTGAATTGCCGCTCCTCACGCTCGTACAGGTAGCGTACCGCCTCCCGGAACATGTCCCAGCTCGCCCCGGTCTTGGCGGCGTTGTCGCATACGTAGGCTGTGGGAAGGGATATGTTAAAGACGGCGTACTTGTCTCCCACCTCCGGATACAGGGACGAGTTGGGAAGATCCATGCCGTCCTGCTCAGCCGGTACGATCTCGAACTTACGACCGTCATGTATGTACTTTACGTCGAACTCACGGCCCGCCAGACGGCCTGTCTGGAAAATAACCGTCATGGTCTGACCGGCGATTAGGCAATCCTCGAAATTGAGGTTGGCGGGAACCGATGAGTCATAGAAGTTGTAGAACGTGACATCGTTCCCGTCCGTGTCCTCGCCCGGCTCCGTGTCGGTCTCGCTCACCGTGCCAACCCTGGATGGATATATATCGCTGGCATCGTAGCTGTCCTCATTATAAGAGGAAAGGGGCCTGTCCGCACGAGTGACATACATCCCGTCCTTGTCGGTCTTGTAGCGTCTGCCTTGATAGGAAAGCTCCTGCGACTTGGGGAGCAGCAAGGTCTGGCTGCCATAGGCCGAGTAATCGATATTCCGCTCACCGCCTTGCACGTACAATATCTCCACGGGGAGGTTGTCGCCTTGGTTCGCACGACCTACACCCGGAAGGAAACCGTTTCCCTTGCCATAGCTGAGAGCGACCGGGGCATCCTTGAAGTACTCCACCTTGCGCAAGTGAACTGTCTTTCCGACGATCTCGAACTCCGTGTCGAACTCCTCGGCCAAACGCCCCAATACAGCCCAGCATTTCTCATGGTTGAACGACAACAGTTTCTCCGGGGCCTCGATCACCGTGCCGACCGTCCAGCCGGAATCATAGAGATTGAGGTTGTCCACCAGCAGCTCCACGAACATCCCCGGCGTGGCCGTCATGACGAACTTGAGCTTGTACGGCTTGTCGGACAACAGCTTGTACTTATATTTTTTCAGGATCTCCTCGTTGCCGCCGAAGGTGACGGTATAGTCGAATACCCTCGTGCCCTCCTTCTTGAAATCCGAAGGGTACCACAGCGTGTACCTTTCCCCCTGGTACTCGATATACGTCCCGGTGGGCAGCTCCACGTGATCCACTAGGGAGTAACGCAGCTCCACCTTCTTCGCTTGCGCTATCGCCCGGTAACGATAGCTGTCATCGTCCACCGGGATGTCAAGCAATACCTCGCCCGTCTTATCATAGATACGCATCTCGAACGGTATTTAAAGGGTGTTCGAGACGCTTTCGGGCATACCCAGCAAGGCACGTACCCTCGCCTTGCAGTCGTTACGGCAACGTTCCAGACAGGCGAACTCGGCCTCAAACTCGGCCTTTCTCTCATTATCCGAGCTCAATTTATTCAGCGTTATCGCCTCTACCCGATCGGCGGAATACTCTCTCCGGATCAATCCGGACACGAGACTGTCATAACTTGCGGAAGTAGCCTCGACCAGCGTGCCGCCATCCTCGCACGTGCCGGTATAGGCGTAAGCCGTGCAAGGCTCCGGTTCCGGTTCGCCCCCGTGGCCCTCCGGAACGTGGTTCTCCAAGACCTCCTCGTTCAGGTATAGCAGGTAATGGTTGTCATCGTATTTTACGAATGTCTTTCTCTCCGTGTAAATCGCTCTTGTCTCCATATATTTAAATGTTTTTTAGCCGACCCGGAAGGATCGGCCAAGAGCGATCCCCACGGGTCAAGTGAACCTGAAAAATTTCTTACCGAACTTGTTGGTGAGCACCTTTATCACGGTATCCACCGGCAAGTCCTCGTGAGAGAAGTCCGTGAGCGCCTGATCAATCAAGACGGCGGAACCGGTGAAAGCGTAACGCTCCTCGCCTTTCCATCGGAAACGTATGGCGAGGCACTTCTTTGGCGTGCCGTCCTCGTTTCTCTCGATCTTGCTATCCTCAATCTTATAATCGATCAACTCAATCAGCCTGTCCTCCTCGGGGCCTCTCCGGTCCTCCGGTATCCGGGTATCATAAAGTATATCCTCGAATCTCATTTTCCGGTCGGCCGGGAGATCCTCCCACGGACTTTTTTTATTCCTTATCACCTGTCCCAGTCTTTTCCTTGGTGTTTCCATTCCTAATTTATTTAATAGATTACTCGTATCAGCGTGTTGGATGAAGCCTATACGGGAAGAGGCCCTCTTCCTTATCTCCTCGTCCGGCAAACCCTTCTTTCTCAATCTCGCTATCTGGCGGCAGAGAGCCACCTTGTTACGTTTCCGGACACGGACGTGATCCGGGAAATGCACGTATCCCCCCGTATCGACACCGTCCATCACGTGCCCGATCTTCCATCTCGGGTTAAGACCGATCCTAAGCTCGTTAGCGTAATAAAGACCGATCCACTCGATGACAAGGTGCAAGAATACGGTGTCCTCATGCAGTATCAAGACATCATCGGCGAGACGGTAACAGAAGTCCAGACGGTTCAGATATCCCTTGAACCTGTCCGAGAGATATTGAATCCCTTTGGATAACTCCTCATAATCATGTTCTGTTTTGGCCGTTGCGATACTTTCCTCGATATACCTTTTCGTGTAGTACTCAACCAAAGCCGGGCATTCCCCGACATGGAAGCACCGCTTCAAATCGTGATCGAAAAGATAAAGATAGACAAGCGAGAAGAACTGCGCCAGCTTCGTGCCGGGAAACATACCGGTATCCCCCTCGACGCTGTCAATGATCTCATCAAACCTTTGCAATAAATGATTATCCTTGATACGTGTTCTGAGCTGGCTTTTCAGTACCGGGTGATTGACAGTCGGATAGAAGTGGTGGATATCGCACAGGAGATAGTCGGTGGTACGTTCCGGATATTTTCTCAAGACCTTCCGGATCATCCTCATGTAGGCGTGGGGACCGCGTCCTTTCACCCCTCCGTAGGTATACGCGGAGAAGGATCTCGTAAAATAATCCTCCACCTCATTGAGCATCGCCCAGTGCTGGACATGATCCGGAAAAGGGAGCATCCCGATAAGACGTTTTTTCGGCTCATGGACGGTCATGAAACGATACGGGGAGGTTACGAACGTCCCGTTTTCAAAAGAGTATAGGAGATCGGAAAGGTTCTTTTCCAAGTCCGCCTCGAACTTTGTTATGGCCTTTTTGCCATGCTTGTTCTTGCTGGCATGATCAAAAGCCTTGTAATAGTTTTCTTTCCGGGCTATATCCCCGGAAAAGTCACCTTTTCTCCTCATGGTGTCCCAAGTGTCTTTTAGTGTCCAGTGTCTGCAATCGCCATCGGGTCATGAGCCGTCGGTTTATCAACCTACCGGGACTATACCCTTAGCCTTGATTTTTTGTCCAGTGACAGGGTCTCTCCTCCACTTCTTCTTACTGAATAAATCAGCGGCGTATCCTAGGGGCGACGACCAGTTCACGTTAGCGTTCGAGACCGCATTGTTACCATTGAGGTACGCTAAGCCGGCATTAGCACCGTTGTTCGCAGGACCACGACGGAACGGACAGCGAAGGCCGGAACTGGACGTCAGAGAAGACAACCCGCCCAATCAATAGGCGGAACAAAGGTAATATTTAATTTTTCAAGTGCGACCGCCTTACGGCGGGAAAAATAAAACAGGAACGGAAACAACATGTCAAAGAACTAAGATGCGGCACTTACGTGCCTTGGGTGCTCGGGCGCTTCGCACCCTAATGGACACAATGGACACCCGAACACAATGAACGCTAGTACTGCACGGGCACGGGGCTTACGTCCTCTGCAAAATAGCAGAGGGGCGACGACCAGCTCACGTCAGCGTACGAGACCGCACCGTCACCATCGAGGCACGCTAAGCCGGCAACAGCACCGATGTACGCAGGACCACGACGGAACGGACAGCGAAGGCCGGAAATAGCGTTGTCGTTATACCAACCGTCGCAATAATAGGTGCTGGAGCTGCCGGAGGCTACAGTCGGGGCGGAGCATAGGTTCTGCATACTGAGCTCAGTGATATATTTCCAGCCACTGGGATCGTTCTTAGGAACCCTCGCCGCCTTTATCAGGCCCTCGATCGAGTTGATGTTGAAAGCCGAGTAAAGGGACGGGGCGACATAATAATCTCCGCTACCGTCGGACAGCTTGTTTATCAAGGAGCCACGCTCGATCAGACCGATATGCCCGTAGAAGTTCTTCAAGCCGAGGAAGCAAGGGACGTGCGCTTGGTGGACGGTACCACCGTCCGAGCCCTTCACGGCGTAGTCGCTCACGCCGACCGAGTCCCCCAACTCGATCCCTACGCTCGTCGGAATAATCGGATAACCACCGTTATGGCTCGACCAAGGATCCCAAGACCACTCGGTAACACCTTTACCGGTACCGCCCTGATATAGGCCATTGGAGTCCTTTACCGGGTTCAACGCGGACTGGCAATCACGGGTACCCATGATAAGGCGGTAGAGATAACCGACGACGCTGTTCGCGACGAACCAGCCGGATTCCCAGCCCTCACCCTTCTTGCGGGCGGCCGTGCCGAAAGCCGCGGCGTTCATGTTCGTGGCAACCATGCCTAGCTGCGTGTTGTGCTTCCCGTCCCTCGTCGCGTCGTTGTTCCCGCCACGATAACGGGGATCGTCACTGACGACGGAGACCAACGTGCCGCTCGTACGGTCCATGACGCCGGCTCCCAAGGCCGACGTACCCCCGGCCGGGATGTAATAGTTCAAATGACCCTCGATCGGGGTCGGGCTGACAGCCTCGTAATAATAGGTGGAGTCAACCCACCAAGAGTAGTAGTGGGCGTTCCAGCACCACAGGTAATCGCCCATCGTGCCGTCCAAGGCGGCGGGACTGCCGTCGGCGAAACGACGGTGGTTCGTCGGGTCAAGCTTACGCCGGCTACGGCCAACGGACACGAGGTAGCAGCCCAGACCGATCACGGAGGGAAGATCCCGCAGGAAATCGATATTACCGTAAGCCTCGCCGACTGGCGTGCCCTGACCACGTTTCCAGCGACGGATAGCGACGTGCTTGTTCACGATCGATACCGCGTCGGCGAAAGGGATCTTAACCGACTCGCCCGTTTCCTTGGACACTCCCTCGATCAAATACTTGGAGGGCTGGTTCGTGTCGGCCAAGGGCAGCTGGTCGATCGTCTTGCCGTTATCGAAGGCCGTGATGATAGCGCGTACCTTCTCCTCCTCTGCTGTTGTTAATGACATGATTCTGTATATTAAAATGTTAGACAATTATACCTTTCGTATCCGGCTACCGGATAAAAATCTCATCACGCTACCGGCCTTACGAATGACCGGGGCAGTAACCTCAATGACTATCGTTTGGGACAACGAGGTGTTATGCGACGGGATAACGTGGATCGTGGCCGTGCCGGTCTTACGGACAGTCAAGTTTCCACGTGGGTCCACGTACAACGCATCACCGGAATAAAACGCCTGTTGAAATATCACATTAGGTAATACATAAGCTGGAAAAAGACTCACGGCTATCTTCTGGGCGACGGCATTCCCTAACGTTATCCTCTTGACATATTTCAGCTCCATACGGGTAGGGGCAAGAAGCGCTTGACTCATCAACGATTGCTCGGCCGCTTTCATGGAAGCGATCTGAGCATTGCCCTCGGAAATCATCGCCTCAGCCTCGACAGCGGCAGCCAAAGCCTCATCAGATGCTCGACCGGCCAAATCAGCCTGTTTCCCAGCCTCCAACGCTTTAGCGTTAGCCAAACCCGCAGCAGAGATAGCGTTCCTCGTGGCCTCGATAGCCTTATTCGCCTCCGCAAGGGCGGTCTTGGCCGCTTCCGTTGCCTGCGTACCACGGGCGATACATTTCCACCAAGCCGTATCGGTCAAGGGGTGGTTCTTGTTTCCGTCCTTGACACAGAGGTAGCAGCTATCATCCGTGACGACGAAATCGAAGGTGTTGTACGTACTCGCCGTGGCATAAACGCCCTTATCGACGAACGCCACCTTCCCCAATACTATCTGACTCATTATAATTCCTCCTTCCTTTTTTTGGTCATACGTTCAAATACAGCTCACCGGTCTCTTGGTTGAGCTTGACAAGGTTTGGTGACACCTCGTCCTCGTAGGACATCACCAGCGTCATGTCGGCGGGGTTGATCGTGAAGGTCGGGTACAAGACGCCTCCCTTAGCGAGGATGCCCGTATCGACATACCTGTCCCCATCCAGATCCCATTTCCACCAGTTGCCGTTATCGCCAACCTTCCACGGGTGGTCGGCCAGCTCTTGCGCACGGTCACCCTGTGTCTTGGCGAAGTTACCCTGCGTGTTGGCGTAAGAAGCTTTCTCATTCGCCAATTTCGCCGCGTCATTTGCGTTTTTAGTTGCGATCTCGGTATCTTCCTTGATCTTCTCTAGCCCATCGTGGGCGGTATTAGCGTTAGCCGCAGCTTTATTGGCTAGATCAGCCGCGGTATTAGCCTTACCGGTTGCGGTATTGGCGTTCCCTGTCGCAGTGATGGCGTTCGCCGTGGCCGTATTAGCCTTTGACGTGGCCGCCTCGGCGTTCAGCTTGGCGGTGTTGGCGTTGGAGGCCGCCGTATTAGCCGCCTTGGTAGCGGCACGGGCGTTGGAGATCTCCGTGAGCATGTTCTCGTAAGCCGTCTGGATGGTTCCGAGGCTCACCTTCACGCTGGTTTGTATGCCGTCTATGATCTTACAACCGATCGTGTACAGACCGGTAAGGCTGTCAGCCAGCGTGAGTTCTGATATTTTCTTTTTCTTAATCGGCATATATGTTCAAGTCTATGTAATACTCCCCGTCCTCCGTGACCACCAGTTCCCCGGCCTCGGTAGCCAGCAGGTAATCGATACCATCCATCCGGAACACCGTGAACTCCAGCGTGAGGGTGAATGTCACCACCACACGCCCCCGGAGGCTCTCAAGCCTCCAGCCGGACGTCCTCTTGTAGTAGCAGGGGTATTCCTCCACGTTGTAATCCACGTACAGCGAACGCTCACCCGGCTGGATCAAGGCATCCAACAGGGCGTCGTAACAGTTCCAGAACCCCGTCATTGAGCCGGCGATCAGGCAGCATTTAAGCGTGACCTCCTTGCTGTTGAAAACGACGTTTTCCGTATCATATATCCTGCCGTCAACATCCAGTACCGTACGGGACAGGTTAGTCTTCACGGTCGGGGATCTCATGATCTCGTCACGACCCTCCGTCACCATCACGCCGTACCGGTCCAGGGGCACGCCGTCAAGCTCGTACTCGGAGAGTGGGACGTACCGGCCTCCACCCTCCGGGATCGCCACGGACGAGGGTCTTACGGGCCGGTCCTCAGCGAAACGTAACGTGAAGGCCTCCAACGTGTCCCAATCCTCATACGCCGGGCTCTGGATGAGTCGCAAGCTCCACTCCCTGCCCAGCGAGGGGATACGGAAGGCATGATACCCGGACTTCGATAGGTGCTCAACGAGAGCGCCGGCGGATCTTCCGTCCACGCTGCGGACGAACGTGATGTTGAGCTCCCGTGGTTTCAAGGTGGGCTTTTCCAAGTCCGGCTCTATGCCATCCTCGTCCGGCCAGTCGTTCCTATCCGGTTCCACCAGCTCGGGGAACGGGAGAAGGCCGTCGTAACCTCCCTCCGTGATCCATACGCCGAAATCGGTGTAGGCGTCCTTGCCGTCTATGTATAACTCACCCCTCATAAGATCACCACGGTATTATCCTTGTTTATCTCAACCTCTCCCCCGATATTCACCAGCAGGATCACGGCGTAGTCGCTCGCCACGACCCTAGCCTTGCCGCCGTGCATGAGGATCACCTTGTGAACACGCTCGTTATCGTCTATCGTTATCACTGCATCCGTATCACCTATCACGGCGATATTGCCGGGATTGGTTACGTCCACGTGGCCGGAGTCAACGTACACCCCGTAGGGCATCACGTGACCGGCCATGCCACGGAACATGTCTAACGACGGGAAATCATTCTCCGCGCAAAACTCACGCCCCTGCGGGCTGAAGAACAGCCACACGAGGCTTCTCCAGTCCGTCACCCCGTTAGAACCACTGCACGCCCCGAGCGAGAGGGCCGATTTGATTATGTCGTTAACCGTCTCCATCATTATCTTGATCTCATTAATATCCCCTTGTCGTTAATAGTCTTTATACCGGAGGCCGCCGACTTGGTATTGGCCTCTATCTTCTCGGATAGGGCCTCTATACGTCCGGAGATCTCCGCTACCTTGGCCGTGTTCTCCGACACCTTCCCAGACAGGTCCTTGATCGCCTCCACGTTCTTCCAGCCCCTTGTCTGGAGGTCGTAGATGAAGCGCATCTGGTCGGCTATACCCGTCACTTGCACCAACGTCCTATCTAAAAATATAAGTTGGGTCGACATCTTACCGTCTATGACGTTAGCCGAGTCCTGCGAGATAGAGGCGATGCTCTTCGAGGAGGCGGTACGTCCGCTATCCTCCTCCACGGCATCCCCTGTATTGAAATATTTGTCGGCCCAGCCAAACTTGCGGTCGAGGTCGTCGGCCAGCTCCTGCGCCTTCCGATCCAGATAATCCTGTTCCCAGTCGCTGATATAATCGTCGGACCAGAACTCGAGCAGCTTCTCCCGGATCTCTTTCATGGGATCGGATGCGGCGGCCTTGATCGACTCCGTGACCATGTTCCTTATCATCTTCCTCACGAGATCCTTGGCCGATCGCGCCTTGTCCTCCCCGGCGGCCCACGCATCGGCGTAAGCGTTGGCGAAATCGTCGATCGCCGATTTTATGTCACTACCGAAAATGGCGTCCTTGCCGGCCTCCTTATTATCCGCTATGGTGTTATTGATCTCGTCTATCTGGTCCCGCCACTCCTTGATGCGGTCATTGTCGGTTTTCTTCTTGTCCTCCTCCTCCTTGATCTGGTTTTGGATAAGCACTTTTTGCTGTTCCAATAGCTTATTCTGCTGGTCGATAAGCTTGGAGGCATCCTTGGAATAGGCTTTCTCGATGGACCTGCCCAGCTTATCGTACGACTTGTCCAACGTGTCGATCTGATCCTGCAAACGCTGGATACGACTCTCGTTCTTCTTGTCATGGATCTTGGCGATAGAGGAGGCAAGGGATGTGACCACCCCGATAGCGGCACCGGCAGACGCACCGATCGGCCCGAACATCGCACCGGCTTTCGCCCCGTCCATGGCGGAATTGACCGCGTCCATGGCCACATTCAAGCCTTCGGCTATCTCACCGAACGCACCACCGAACGAATCCCCGAGTTTCGAGAAAGTATCAGAGAGGAATTGCCCGGACCGCATGATTTCGCCAAACCCTTCCTCTATATCGTCAATTGCCTGTCGCAGCTTTTTCGTATCGTTACCAGCCTCAAATACGCCTTTCAGACCTTTGGCGACCTTCTCGTATGCCGGGCGCAACTTGTCCGCGGCTTCCTTGTTCTCCTTGAGCGCGTCCGAGATATCTTTTAGTTTATCGGGTGATTTACTCCACAGTTCAAACGTCTCTTTCGTGATACCGAAATCCTTGCCCTTGCTCTCATCCCAGACACCGCTTTTCAAGAACTCCAAGGCTTCACGCCCCTTCCGGTTGATGGCCTCCAACTCGGAGAGGGTCTTGTCTTTCATGTCACCGAACAACCGACTGATAGCGGAAGTCGTCTTGCTCGCCTCTATGTCGAGATCAGACAGTTCCCTTTTCATGGCCTCGGAAAGGGACTTACGCTCGCCTTCCGTCGTAGCCTTGGCTATCTTCTCGTTATAAAGAGCCGTGATAGCATCTCTCTTATCAAGATAAGAACCGTATTCTTTCAGATACTCGTTCATGGCACGTTTCTCTTCCTCCAGTTGTTCCTTATTCACATTAGAGGTCGATCGCTCCCGTTTGACGTATGAGTTCACCAAGGCTGTACGAATCTCCACGGTCTGTTCCTTAGTCAGTTTGCCGCCTTGAGCGTCTTTCCACTCTTTTTCCTTGGTAAGTATGGCGGCGATCTCATTGTCATAGTCTAGGTTTATCTGGGCGATCTTCTTTGCGGAGCCTTCTTTCATCAGATCGATCTCGGATTGCTGGTTCTGCCGGCGGAGGGATAGGAGTTCGTCTTGAAGCTTTTTTCGCTTTTCTAGTTCCTTTTTATCAATAGGTGTAGCTATTTTCGCCTTTTCCTCCTCTTGTTGGCTACTAGCTAACGCCTCCGCCTTCGTACGAGCCTTCAATCCTTGTACGACTATCTCAACCGCTTTATCATGCTCAATCTTCAACTGCTCGTTCCGTTTTCGTAAACGACGTAACTCAAATGCCTCCGAAAAGCTGGTATCAATCCAACTTTTCTTGTCTAGCTGGGAGATTCGATGGTTATTTTTTGCAATTTCATCCTCTATGGAGTTTACGGTAGCGCGCTGTTGGGCCATGGTTCGCTCATCTATCGATTTAGAAAGCATCTTATTAGCCTCCGTCATATCCATCAACATGAACTTTTGCAAGGATAGATTTTTCAGTTCATCCGGATAGAGGGCTTGTAATTTCTCGTATGCCTCCACTTTCTGTAACATGGACTTGTTATCGTCGCGCAAAGCATTCAATAGTTCATCCGTTTGAGATCTCATGCCTTCTATCCAGTCCTTCATCTCTGCGACCCTCTTGTTATGGGAATCCAACGCCTTCTCTGATGCCGTCGCCTGTGTCGCGAGCTTGAAGATCGCATACCCAAGGGCCGTAACACCCGCCACGGCCAAGACATACGGATTCGCAAGGGCAGCTTTTCCGGCGGCCAACATTGCGACAGCCTGTTTTTTCAAAGCACCTGTAAGCAGCGCGGTTGCGGTCGTATGCTGAATCGTCGCCAGTCTGCTCAAAGCTGATGTCTTGATATAAGATCGTTGCGCCACTTGAACCAACAAAATAGCTGTTTTATAAGAAAGAAACGCTCCCGCCGCATTTTTCACCAATGCCTCAACCCTCGATATCGTCCCCTCGATATCATTGTTCTCAAAAGCCTCATTAAACGCCTTGGCGATATCTGACACCTCTTTCAATATCCTCTCTCCCATTGGGCGCAAATAAGCCTGTACATTATTCGCCAACAACGTGAGCTGATTATCGGCGGCGTCAGCCATCTTCTCAAACGCAGCCTCTGTCGCACCCAAGGAGCCCTGCAACTCTCCCAAATCATTTGCTGCCGCCTTTGCATTCTTTCCAGTCAAAGCCAGTGTAGCGGCCAGGCCTTCATCCGTGCCAAGCATTTCCTTCATCTTGGAAGCGGAACCACCAGCCTTCTCATAAATCAATTGTAATGCCTCTTGGAAAGTACGACCTTGGAAAGCGGCGTCTCCAAGTTCTCCGGCGGTTCCTTGGATAGCGGCACGGATCTGTGTCATAGCCTGCGCCGTCGGCGTTCCTTGCTTGGTCAATGAAGCGACAGCACCCAACACTTGGTCGATACTAATCCCATACGCAGCCGCAATAGGAGCAACTTGGGCTATGGAGGCTCCCAATTCGCCAAATGTAGTCTTACCCAACCGGACGGTTGTAAAAAGCTGGTCCGAGACCGTACCGGCTTCCTCCGCAGACATCTTATAAGCATTCAGGATCGTTGTAATGGCATCAGCTGCCGTCTCGGTTTCCGTAAGCCCTCCCACGGCAGCTTTAGCCGAAACTTCTAGGATCTTCATGCCATCCGCCCCGTCATGTCCGGCGGAAACAATGCTATATAACGCCTTGGCGGCCTCCGGAGCCTTGATCGGTATCTCTTGGGTTATGGACATGACCTGATTCATGAAACCGGTCATATCATCCGTTACTTGAGTGGAAATGGTCGCCACTTCCAGCATGTTCTTGCGAAATTCCTTCTCAAACTCATACGAGCTCTTGGCCGCTTGCGCAAACGCCGTCGCCGCACTGATACCGATACCGCCAAATATATCAAAAGAGGTGATATCGCTTGCCAGAGTCTTGATAATTCCCATAGCCTCGCGTTTTCCTTCGTACAAGCCGGAGTTGTCGATCCCGGTAGCCATGTACAGACTGCCCTCTCTATTTCTGATTCCCATAATGCGTTTATGGTAAAATATAGGATAGCCTTTCATGTGAGACTGTCAACCGTTAAAAATTCACTTATAAGTTATCTTTTTCGACATTTTCTTTTGCCTTGTCGCTTTTTCTTCGTTCTTTTGTAAAAAGAAAAAAATTCATCGTGGAACTTGAGATTGTCAAAATAAAGCAACTGTCAGGAAAGAAGACTCAAATATATTCTGTCATTCTCAATCAAGAGGATCAGAGCGTTTTTGAACAATTTCTTCAGAACAACTATTCTGAATACCCAACCGAAATAGAAGATATCGTATCTAAATTGAAAATTATGGCTACAAAAACTGGGGCAGCCGAACATTTTTTCAAGCTAAACGAAGGGAAACCCGGTGATGGTGTCTGCGCCCTATTTGATAGTCCTGATAAAAAATTAAGAATCTATTGTATTCGATTTGCTAACGTTGCTATCGTTGTTGGAGGTGGAGGATACAAACCCAAAAACATTAGAGCTTATCAAGAAAGTTCTTCCTTAAAAAAAGAAGCTGAAACAGTGGTTCGAATATCCAGAATCATATCAGAAGCCATCAAAAACAAGGATATACATCTCGATGATAACGGTTTTTTCTTAGGTAATTTAAAATTGAAGGAGGAATAAATATGAACAATACATCTATTTTGGATACAGTACTTGGCAATATAGACACGAAAAGAGCCAAGAACATGGAAAGACGTATGATGCTTGCCGTAAAAATAGCAGAAGGTATCAAAAGGAAAGGTCTATCCCAAAAGGAATTTGCCGAGAAAATGTGTAAACGTCCCTCTGAGATATCCAAATGGTTAAGAGGTGACCACAACTTTACAACCAGCACTCTTTTTGATATTGAAGATGTTTTGAATATCCATCTTATAGATATCAACGAATATTCTCATGCAGCTTGTCCGGCCTCGATATAATAAAAAAATGAATGGAACACCCCCTGCGGGAGTAACAATGATTAATGCACACGGTATCCTCCTTTTCGTAGGAGGGAAGGAATATTATCTATCGTATGACAGATACCCTTGGTTCAGAAATGCAAAAGTATCGGATGTATTGGACGTGACCATACCGGACGAGGATTCGTTGCGTTGGGACGCAATTGATGTGGATCTTGAGATTGACAGCATAATCCATCCGGAGCGTTACCCAATTACTTTTCGCTAGAAGACACCGCTCTGGTTATCGAGCAGACACTCTGAAGATCTTGACACATTTACAGAGAACAAAAACCGACCAGCCTCACGGTTCGTCGGTTTTTTTACAACCAAAATCACTATGACAAACGTTCTCTACGCAAAGTAATATATATCATACCGGGCTCATTCTTCGAACCCTTTTCTTTTTTCCCGTATCGAAATCGATTACCTCGACCCACTCGCCATGATTATCCCCGGATTCATCATCGTCCACGAGCAGTGATTTGTTCCGGTCGTTCACCAAGTAACCATGTTCCCGTAGCATGGACATGACAAGCGCCAGATCGCTGTCCAATGTCCGCTCATGCGTATACCCGAACGCCTCGTTACATAGTACAAGGAACATGAAGCTACTTTGCGTCACCGGCTCCGACCTACCCAAGTCTCGTTGTTTTCTTGAAGGGCTATTATCTCCTCTTCGCTTAACGGGCTCACAGCTTCCAATGCTATGATAGTACGAGAAAAAGGGTTACAACCCAGACGAAAGAGAATAGCGTTCAAAAGGATATACAGGTCTTCCCATGTACAATTATCCTTCAATACCTCCCGGAACCAAGCGGGCATGTCCCCTTTCTTGTTATGGATACCCAAACATACGATCTCAAAGATCAACTCGTCATATTTCGCCATCAACTCCGACAGTACACTATCAAACGTAACATCCTTATGAGCCACGATAGCATCCTTGTCCGCCTTGTCAATCCGCAAGAGTAACGGCCGTATCCTAAACCCGGTCCTTACCGTGATCGGGGTGATAACGATACTATCACCAACGTTCTTACCCGCCGGGATCGTCTCCGGCTTGAACTCGAAAGGAATCACGACTGACCGACTTGTCACCACGTCGCTCTCAATCTGTAGTGCTCGCTTTACGCTCATAGTCTTTTAATCGATTTTGTAATTTCTCAACCTCCTGCCAAATAACGTCACGAATATCATCACCAGAAGAAACACAATCTATTTCCTTATTGGGATTAATCAATTTTAGATATAAGTTTTTAAGAAAATATGAATAACCATCAATCGAACATTGCATTTTAGCAATCTCTCTAATTCCTTCCGCATTCATAGTCATTTTCCCTTAAAATATAAGAGCCCCGGCAAAAACCGAGGCTCTAGACAACCTAAACAAAAAACATCATTCCGTGTCTTCCGATACGGCCTTCACCGCCCTGCTATACGGGGACGCTTGTTTGCCAGCCGCAGATACCGGTGTCATGATCGTGGCCTTTACCAATAAGAGATCGCAATTCTCCTTATCCGGGGCTTGGCTGATCTTCCCGAACACAGAGCACTTGACAAAGACATATTCCGTGAACTTACCTTGGTACGGCAGGCTCTGTAGCCTGATCGTCTTCAATATCGAGGGCGTAGACAAGGGAGCCTCCCATTTATCACCGGAAACGGTTCCCCCGCAAAACATTTTCATCTCGTCGCTCGTAGGAGAAGGGATAGTGAACTCTATACTGGAAGGATCTCCTTTCCGACTCACCACCGCCCAAGGATCCTCATGTCCCATGGACGTAAAACTAAGCTCCTTGGCGTCCGAGAAATTGAACGTCACCGTATCCACGTCAACGCATTGGGTGAACTCGGTACCGGCTACGCCATCCCCGGGTTCCGCAACTCCTAAATACGCCACATCCAGCGCTAAACTTCTTTCCATATCACTAATCTAATTCTGTTATAACCTCTAATCTAATATTCGTACAATCGAAGCCATCCTTGGCCTCGCCCATAGGCTCAGACCAGACGATCCGAGATTTCCAATACATCCCCAACGGCGGCTTGATATCCCGCAACACGAACCTCACGCCTCGTACGGTCTCTATCATCAACTGTCGATCCGATACGCCTTTCGAGGGTCTCTTGACGAAGATATTGATATTTATCGATCCCTTGTTGACATAATCTTTCCCATTCAAGGCCAGAGAGCGGATCGTGATATGATTTCTTTTCTCGCCATCGCCGGATTGATCCTTATACAGGATAAAGCCCGTACTCGCCGGCTCAACCGCATTATATACGATATCCACTATATCAAACTGATCTGCCATGTTCAATATCCTTTCTCAGCGAGTTTATCAAATAACGTTCGACTCTGTTTCTTGATCCAATCCTCGGCATGTTCCGTGGCGACAGAGATAACATCCAGATTTTCGATTGCTTCCACATACTTGGCATAAGGCATAGCGGCTACACCAATCAATACCCAGCCCCTTTTATAAAGAGGGATCAGCTCGGAAACCAAACGTTTCGCTTCCCTGATACCGGTCTGTTTATCCGTTCCTTCCGTGGATTGCTCATAGTTCTCGGTCAATATATCGCCATCCTTAACGATCACATAACCGATTGAGCTACGGAGGTTACCGGTATGATTCTGATAGTTCCCTTTTTTTCGAGCGATCTTCACGAACTCTTCCCCGGCACGTTGCAATAACTTGTATATCCTCTCTTCCGCCCGATCCACATAGTAATCGAACCAACGCCCTACTTCCCTATCACTCCACATCGGAGTCAAACCACCTTTCCTTGCCATAAACTACACATAGATTACAGAGTGAGTCTGAAACGGTTCCCAGCTAATGATATCCACATCGAGAGCGATACTGTCAATCCGGATATGCTTCGCGTTTTCCACAGGACGGGCTTTGGTCGAAAACTCACCATGCACGATGAACTCTCTTCCATCGACGTTCCGCTTCAACTGCTGTCCACTATTGGACGGGTAGTATTGCCCAGTGACCTCTATTTCCATCGGTTTACCGGCAACCAATTCCCCTTTGACCAATTGACAGGATTGAATCGTCACTATCGCAGTATGTGAATATCGCTTTACCATCTGTTTCTCGCCCTTCCTTTGGGTACCTCGATCTTATTGCCTATCAATTCCGCTTTCTCCGGTTCTCCTCCCTCCCGGTATAGTCGTTTCGCCGTAGCGTCATACCATGCACGGGGATACGTGATGGAGAGCTTGTTTTCCGTGAAGTCCGGCAGACCGCCGACCATGGAATAAAGGTCGGCGGCCACCAGCTTTTGTTTTTGGATATCGATCGTCTTACTATCTTCTGTACCTTCAAAACCGCGTCCCGGCAAAACGACGTTATCCAAAAAATCTTCACAGTCAGCCAGACCGGGATAAGCGAGTATCGTATCTCGAATCGTCTTAGCCATGATTGTTATTCTCCGTTTTCAGTATCCTGAATCGTTTGATCCTCCGGTTCGACGGTTTCACCCAAGAATGTCGCCGGGATATCATCCGTACCCTCGGTATCCTCAGAAGCGTTCCAATCCTTCCCATCCACTTTCATGATGAACATGGCATCCGGATCATTCACGACAGGAATAGCGTTCGCTTCCGCTTTCGTCCATTCCTTGAACGGTTCCAGCTCAGACCATTTGGTTACCAAGATCCAATCCTGCTTAACCATGAGAGCGATTTTCTGCAAGGTAGCGGAAGACTCGGCGGCGATCGGCCCATGCTGAATGTCACCCACCTTCAAATCCTCCAAGAAGCATACACGCTTACGCTCCCAAGGATTGATCGTCTTACGACGATGGGCACTATCCTCGATACGGACAGCCGGGTTCACGGTAATGATCTTCACCGGGATCTCCTGCTCGGCCAGATACTCGTTGATGAGATTCTTTGTCACCAATATCTTGGAGGACGAATTAACCCATGCCTTTAACGTGTCGAACGTGGATTTCTGTTTCTTTAGCAAAGAGAAATCAGCCACATGCATTACAACGTAACGGATCGTCACCCCTTCGGCAGAAGCGGCCACAACCGTATCCTCAATATCCTGCAATCCATTGGCCGTTGTAGCGTTACTCCAGTCCGTAGTAGATTTACGCTGGTTCTTCTTCGGCATACCGCAACCGACAAACTCAGCCGTAACGACACCGCCATTGTTCTTTGCCGACAAATGGAAACCCGCACGGCTCATGAGCTGCATACACCACCATTCGAAACGGGCACGAACGGAGTTATACACGAAATCCTGATCCTTGAAACCCAGATTCAACAATGCCAACTGGTCCGCGTCACCTTGCGCGTCACGTTCCAATTGCTTATACTCGTTGTAATCGCTCTCGTTCATGCCACGCTTGACGGCTGTCTTCGGGATATCGCCGGACAGCTTGCTGATCACCTCACGGGTCTTCTGCGGTGCGGAAGCGTCGAAAGAGATCACGTCTGCCATTACCGGAGCGCCTTTCTCACCGGTCAGAGTCTCCCACTTCAACGAGGTCTTTCTTTTCACCCCGAAGAAGTTCGGGAAGACAACCGGTTTCACATGACGGGTATTCAAACGGGCCGCCATGTTCTTTTTATTCACTTGCTTAATTAAACTTCTTTCCATATATCTGATTTTAATGGATTACACAAAACGGATAAACGACATTAATGCCTTCAAGTCCTTATCTACCGGGAACGGCATACAGGATTCGTTTACCGTACCTCTTACCAGTAACCCGGACTGCTGGTTGGCTACAGTCAAGTCGACTTTATTCATCGTGACAACCAATTCGCCATCATAAGGCAACTTGGCGGCTTTCGCAACCTGTTTGTCTTTAGCCTGAACCAATACCTGACCTTTTGCGGCAGCACCGATAGTCGCTTCCAACGTGATCGTATCAAACTCCGCATTACTCTTATCAATAGCCGTGATCTTATCGGACGCGCCTGTCAAAGCTCCACCAATCGTCACGAAGTCACCCACACCAAACAGATGGTTCTTGGCTACCTTATACGCTGTCGCATCGGCAGCGGCCGCTTCTGAAACCAACGCTGTTTTCAACACATGATACAATCCCGTTTCCGGATCTTTCACCACGATCACGATCGGAGGAAGCTCGTCCAACGACTTGCCATTGAACAAAGCGTTCCGCAAATCCCGGCGGTCAATCGTCCCACCGCCGATCACATCCTCAATAATCTTTTCAATTCCGGGAGGATACTGGAATTCTCTTTCTCTTTTTCTGTACATAACGTTACACTTTTCTTGGATTATTCAATACCCAGGTTCACCACACCGGGATTATTCGCACTCTTGTCGGCATCCTGATCCATCAGCTTCGCCCAATCCGCCTCGGAACGCTCCGGAAGATTCACGGAACCGGGAGCGTAATCACCACGGGCCACGGCATCATCGATCGCCTTTTGCTGGATTCCGGTAAACTCTTCGGAAAGCGCCTTGATTTGATCCTCGATAGAGGTTTCCGAAGCCAAGTCCACACGTCCCAGCCAGTTATCCGGAAGACCGGCATCCTTCAACTGCTTACGGACTGTTTCTTTCTTAGCCTCGTTTGCCGAGTTGGTAATGGAATCGCCCACCTTCTTAGCCATATCATCGACGCTCTTCCTCATACTTTCCAGATAAGCTTTCAGTTCCGGGCTAAGATCCTTCAACAGCTCTTCTTCCGTTTTCTTGTTCTTATCCGGATCTTCTACCGGTTTACCATCCTTCAACCCATGCTTGGCTTCATAAGCGGCGACAGCGGCCGTTTCAGCCGTAGTCTTAGCTTCATTCTCCGCTTCTTGGATTGCCGGAAGAATATTATCCTTGAACAGGTCCACGAAAGCCTCCATCCCCTCGGCTTTCTCAATCTTGAACGTCTTTTGAATACGTTCCGCATACTTCTCCGGCACGCCTTTTGTCTTACATGCCGCTTTGATTAAATCTAAAATTGTCATAAGAGTTTTCTGTTTAAAATATAAGGGAGAGAAAGAAAATTCCGGGTATAAAAAAAGCCCACCGGACAACCGGCAGGCTTCATTTCAATTATTCCTATAAGAATCTATCTTGTCAAATCATGTGATTGGATCTAAGCCATTGTTTGCCAGAAGGCGTAAGGCAATAGATCAAAAATGCGGCACAAGGTATGCCTATCACGGCGAATCCAATTATAGCTCCCATTACTTATCCTCCTTTTTCTTATTCGTTAATACCAATCCTGCTATTAAGGCTAAAATAGAAGACGTAAAGCCTAGGCCATAAATCAGCCACTTATTATCTTCCATATCCTTGAATAAAGACGCTACCACTACACCTGTAAAGATATATTTCGAGACATCAATCAAATAGTTTCCTAATTTCTCTTTCCACATAACGCAAAAATAGCACAACAAGATGAAAACGCAAAGGTATTTCTATTTTTTCTTGTGGGATTCAGAATTAGTACTCATCTTTGTAGTGCTTATCATATTTAACTAACGGATGCGGGTAGGATTCGCTCGTATTGACAATGCCGAGCATTTTTTATGCCCGTACATTATTGTATAACGATATTAGGTATTCGTGTACCCCTGTGTGGAACTGTAATGGAACCACAGCATCCGTTGGAATGTGATAAGCAGCAGGAAAGGCACGAATGCCTTTTTTATTGAACTTGATTATGCTTATCAATTCCAACAATTCTAATACCGCCAACAATAGTAACGGCAAAAGAACGGCCCAACCCTCCGAAATGGGAAAGTACTCCACTCCAGAACTGCAAGCCGCATTCAATACCGGTCGAGAGATAGGAAGAACCGAAGGAATGCTATACTACATCAAACATGCTTCCGAAAATATGCAAAAGGAAGCAGAGAAGCTAAGTGCAAAATTACAAATGCAAAGAGCGAAAGTATAGAAGGTGTCATCAACTGCCACAGGAAAAAGTTTTTCTGATTTATATATTATCTCAGAAAGACGTTACGTGGCAGTTACGTCAGTAGGAAATTTAGAGGGCATCGGGTGTATTCTGTAAACTGCCACTTTACTACAGAATCCCCTTTGCCCTCGCCTTTCTTCGGAAATATGAAAAATTCATCATTTAACGCAAAAGAAATTGCAAAAGTAAACAATGTGGCTATCATGGCAAGTAATGATCCAAGACAACTAGTTCCTATCAAACCTATTTGTGATGCTCTCGGCATAGATGCCAAAGCTCAACGTAATAGAATTGATCGTGATGAAATATTAAATTCAACCGGGGTCATCATGACCTCGGTTGCAGCAGACGGGAAAGAACGTGAGATGTATTGTATTCCCCTTCGATATGTCTTTGGTTGGTTATTTTCAATCGACACAAACCGTGTTGATGAAGAAGCAAGACCCTCAGTCATTAAGTACAAAATGCAGTGCTACGATGTATTATATGATCATTTCTCCTCTTACGCCAGCTTCGTCAACCAGAAACAGAAACGACAGGCTGAGGATTGGGCACGTATTCAGATCTTGAAGAAAGAATTCCATGAAGCCAAAAATAAGCTAGCCAAAGCCACAAAACAAATGAATATGACCGTGGACTACTCATTTGAGCAATGGAAGGCTAACGGGAAACAGCTTATTCTTGACTTTGACGATTAAAATTCCTAAATCGTTAGACAATTAGGAGATTATTTATATTTTTGCAAAAAGAGTAGTCTGATAGATTCAGCCGTGGATTGTAGTTCCACGTGTGATGGTCTATCGGGCTACTTCTTTTTTATACCAGTCAAAACCTTATCACTATCCGATATACTATAAAGGGCCGCTTTTCCTGTTATATCTTCTCTTACAATAATCCAACTTTTCTCACCTTTCAAGTCAATTTCAAAGACATGAGAATATTTGATCATAGGATTATCCTTGTGGTATTCGGTATACCCCTTGTAATCCGAACCGGCGAATACCGCTCCTATATTTTTAATCAATTCGTTTTTCTCTTTCTTGAACTTATGAGGCTGATTCAAGAACTCTTTAATAGACTTTCCTGTCATTTTAACTTGTATCGGAAAATCTTTATGAGAGAATGAGCTATTTAACAAAGACTGCTTAGCCCAATTTTGTAGTTCTTTTGCCCTATCTTTTGAATATTGAATTGAAATACTATCTTTTTCTACTTTTCTATCACTAAGCAACCATTCCGCGAACTCCTCATGATCCATCATAATCGGCGTAGATATACAAATACAAAACGGATGCCATCCTGTAAACTTGAAATCTTTCGAATATTGCCCCGCCTTTGCATCACACACAGGACACAGGCCATGATTCGATGGTGAACGTTCCACCTCTATACCGGTCACGAAGTCCATATTCTGCCAACGCTCGTAGTCGGCAGTACGAAACGCTTTATTTGTTTCCGTCGCAGCCAAGCGAAGAGCATTTTTATAAGACGAGCGATAAACACCCTGCCCCGGATGATAATCTTTCATCGGCTGGGATGGGACCAATTTGCCATTCGCGTCCCTTACACGGCGGAAACGACGGTTGGGTTCGTTTAGTAATTGCCGTATATCTTGGCTGATCAACGCTGCCGGACGACCAGAGGACAAACCCGAAGAAAGATAATGTTCCAGATTATCCATAGCTCCGTCCGTTATATCCCAGACACGGGAGGATATGGTTTTACCAAATTCATCCTTACGTTTCAACAGGGTATTCAGCGCATCTGCACTTCTGGAAAACATCTTATCCTTCAACGTACTGGATATGGCCATATCCTTGATATAACCTGTTACCAGTTCATCCGCTTTCCTATTGCCTAAATTCCAGACATCGGTAACCGTATTGGATATATTGCTTACGAGCTGCGTATGCAGGTCATCCAACAGACGTTCGATTTGCTTCTCTATGGTAGCGTTGCCTATCCATACACGGTCACCGCCATGATCCGACCATTTAGCCAGAAGAGGTCCTACCCTACGGACAAACTCGTCAAACGAATACTTTATGCTACCTTGTTGCCGGAACAGACATTGCAGGAATTGTCGCTCATGAAATGATAGTTCTTTCATTCTCCATATCCCATTGTTAAGCCGATCATATTATTGCGTTGCGCTGCTGTATCTTCCTCTTCCTCCATCAGCTTCATTTCTTCGTCCAAGTCTTCTGTTAGCGGAGAATGAGCCGTAACCGTGCGCTGAGCGTTGATCGGTTTACCTCCATTGGCAAGGGACAGAGTTTGCAACGTCTCGGACAGATCTTCCGGCAAAATGGAACCAAATTCCACATCGATCAGGTTGTTCACCAATTGAGAACGATACTTGATGTTGGTAATATTGCATATCCCGGCCAACACGACCGACACACAACGTTGTACGACCGGACCGAATGTTTCCATGTTCTCACTCGCCTTGATAGTGGCATCCATCAGCATGAATTTACGGGCAACACCGGACAGGTTACCAATGCCTTTCAAGTTATCAAAAGAAAGATCAGGCGTGGATGTACCGGAAAACAGCTCGCATTTGGTTTCTTCCAACTCTTTATCCACAGATGGTTGAGAGCCGTTCCAAGTAAGGTATTCCGCATCGCCATGATACAATTGTTGCGTTTCCGGATGTACTTTAGACGTAAAAGACAATTCTTTGCCGACAGTGTCTTTAGTCGGCAGGTCAGCCACATCGAATGTCTTCAACATCGGATCACCATAGTAATCATTTGTATCCACCATGCGAGAAATACGCATTTCACGAGCATCCATCAGAAACGCTACTTCATCCCATTCAGGTTGGAATACATCGGCATACACAACCGGAATTTTCCCAAATAGATTGGGAACCTCTTTTATCACCCAGCCACCCATTTCATCGATAGCCGTAATAATCTTATCCGCCATCCAAATCGTGCAGCTGTTCCGGATCATACCATTAGAGTTCACTTGGTAACGATGGATAAAGGCATCCATATCATCGTTATCGTCGAAATGGGGATAAAATTCAGAGAAAGTATTTTCATTACGGGGAACAGAAAGTGTTTTTACTTTTAACTCCGTAATCAATTTGCCGTCTAATCCTTTGGAGGTATACGGATAGAACACAAGAGCAGCCTTACTTTCAGAAAGCACCTTGCGAGCGAATGACTTCAAGACGGATTGCATCTTCAACCGGCGTTCCCATACACGCTTGAACTCTTGAAAGCCATCGTTTTGATCAGCTCCGGTAATCGTCATTTGCCCGCCGAACAGGAAAGCGACAGAGGTACGCACCTCCTTCTTCGGAAAGTTGGTTACGATACGGGCCACATCTACGATCTTATCAGGAAGGCGTACTGGTTCACCATTTTTATCCACCAAAGTATCCGAATAGACTTCTAAACGCTTAGGCTCACGCCAGCCAACAGAAGTTTTACGTCGCCGGCGCTCACCGTGGTATTCTCTGTAATATTCTCTTGGTTCCCGGTATTCAATCGTATCGACACATAACGTACTGACTACCTGCCCAAAATCTTCATTCGCAAGAATTTCGCTTATACTTGGCATAATTGTTTTATGCTAAAATATAAAAGCAAATAGTTTTTCGCTGTCAATACGACCAGTCTAGACAAGTTCACTTTGAAATGTAAAAACCAAGAACACATATCAAAACGCAAGTATGTGGCAGAAAAATATCGGGATTTTATCTAACACGTGTCACAAATATCAGAAAAACACTTTCATTTTGCCAATTATCGTCCTCTTGCTACCCGACGTACAGAGTTAGCCTTGCACAACCCAATAAACTCTACATTCTCGGCAAGGATCGTCATTCCGTCAGGTGCGTCGTCATGCTTATTGCCTCCCTCTTTCTTGTAACCGGTAAGCGCTTTCATAAAACGGTCGTAGTCCGAACCTTTCTTATACTCGCTTTCTTCCAAGAAATAACAATGCTTCTTGATCCAACCAGACTTCAACAAGATACGTGTATCCTTATTGGCTGTTGTCGGTTTCGCCTGAATGATACATTTTTCATTCTTTGCCTTTACAGCCTTACGGACATTGAGGGCGAACAAACGACCACCGTTGTTACTCTCGATACGCATATTGTCGCAACGGGTATCAAGGATCAAGGAAACCAGCTTCGGTTCGGTAATCTCTACATTATCCTTCGTAAACAAAACATCGGTAATGAAATACTTCGTACCGAATACTTTGGCAATCGGCGCACAGAAATCATCGTCTCCCTCATCGGCCACATCGGTAGCTCCAATAACACCGTCCGGTTGCTTGCCCTCAATATCAGCCAATTTAAATCGGTTAAGCTCCGATTTCGGGAACAACAACCCGATTGCCTCGATTGGATCTTGCATATACTCGGCACACCAAATGGAATCATCCGTTTCCTCACGCAATTCGTGATAATACTCTGTCGTATGTACCTCCTCACAAAAAGAACGGTCGTTCTCATCCAAGGCGGCGATACGAATGATCTCGTCATACTTTCCCATTTCCTCCATACGGCCGAGAACGTCCGTAGCCGACCAGCGGGTACCGATGTCGATTGAGCAACAATTCCCTTCGATACGGGAATCATGCGTTCCCTGCTTCCACGACCAGACCTTTTCGTTATTGGTGTCAGATAGTGCATCCTCCAAACTCTTATACAAGTCGTCGGTCATAGCCAACATAGAAGCACCGAAGCCGATCACCGTACCGCCTACACCAGCCCCGAAGTAACTCACCTGCCGGGCAGCTTCCAAGCTCCAGCCATGCACGTTCTGTTTATCACCACG